CGACGAACTTGATGAAGACCGCTTTATGCATGGTAATGATGGAGTTGATGGTAGAGCTAGAGAAGCTCCATTGTTAGATCCTGAACCAATCGTTGCACATCCTGCTCCGATTTATGCTGAAGTTGTCCATCAACCTAATATTATACAGAACAACAACAACATTCGAAACGGCAATAATCGAAGAGAACGTAATGTGCGTTTACCGCGTCCATTGTACAATTTGTTGCATCAAAACCGTGATGCTGACAATGTCCCAAATATACATTTATTACAACAATTTTTTAATGAGGTTGTTGCAGATGATGATAATTTGATACACAGACTGGTTGCATTAGATGTTCCGTTGGCTTTACGTAATATTGTTGTTCGGCTACTCCCTGGATTAAACCGCGGCGCAGCTCACAACGATGTGATACCAAATAACATCATCAACCCTGACATTGTCCATCCCAATTTACACAACAATCAACAGGAAGTTGTTGAGCCATTGGTGCCTGTTATGAACGTACTTGACGTTCAACCTCATGTCGAACCACCAATTGAGCCTCCTGTTTTATTACATCCTGGCATTAATCAGGTTTTTTCTCCTTCGAAAAATAAAGTCGTAGTGTATAGTGCATTTTATAGGCATTTCACTCAATTATATCAACTGTGTTTTCGCAGTGGTATATTTTTAACACTTTATTTTGTTATATGCGTATTTATAATTCAGCTATTTTTTACATACAGCAAGTTATATTATATTGTGCTGTATAGGTTTATACATAGGAAAGTTTTGCTTATGTTTTATTCTCTATACATTAAACATTTTTATTCTTACGTTGAGAAGTCTGTTTTTAAATATTTTATGCATATTGTCGTAACTTATCATTCTTATATTTTTTATATCTTACCATACATAGGTTGTGTATTATATCAATATTTTATTGTTTTTGACGGGGTCCCTGCTCCACTTAACGATTCATTTTTGATACCACACAATTTTGCACCAAACAAACACGACAATATATTTGATCCTTTTTCTGCTACTGATTTGGCAGAATTTGGTTATAAAAGTGTTGCTGTTATTTCAATTTACAATGAAATGTTTGTATATTTGCGCGATAAAAACATACCATGTTCATTAACTGGTGAAAGAGCCCGAATTATGATGCATTTAGCTAATGAGTGGTACAGAGACAACAAATATATTTTACCATGCGATCATAACATTATGGTCAATACCGTAAAACATACTTGTGTCATCGTTGAGATTACCCAAAAACGGTTATTTCGTGAACTTGGAACTGGTAATTCCGGTGTTGCGAATATAACATTATGACAGTTTCAAGATATAATTAGTATGGAATGTACAGTGAGTGTACATAATGTATATAAATTAAGACCACATTTTATATGTGGCGATATAGTGATAGAAAAAGAATTATTAAAAAATAAAGAAAAATTACAAAAATATATAGATCAAGGAATTATGAATGAAGACTTCACTCCTAATTTCAATGTAAATAGATATACATACGAAAATTCCAATTACAAAACTATTTGTGGCCCATTTTTTCCTTTGCGTGGTTTGTATTATCCTGGGACTGGCAAGGACGAGTATAAGGTTATTGCTGCTAGGATGTTAGAAGACCGTTTTCCTGATGTTCCAGGTAAAGCAGCTCAATTCCGTTTGAATCAAACTTCCATCAAACGGCGTTTGCGAGTTAGTATTCGTTCATTTGCCAAACATTTAAATGTCACCGGATCATATTGTGATATTGACACTTTATATTTCAAGTGGCTTACACAGCCCCATCCGAAGAAAAAATTAAGAGTCGCCGTAAATAAACGTTTGTCTAGTGATACTTTTTGTTCATTAAAAAGTATATTATATAAAGGTAAAGATGAGGAATTATTAGCACTTGGTAAAAAACGTGGTATTGCTGATTTAGGACCAGAACGTACTCAACTTACTGGTGCTGTAGCTGATGATATTAAAAACGGGATGTCGCAACCTTATGTTGCTGGCAATTACGAGTATCATTATGTTATGTCACCAAAAGCTGAATTGTTGAGTAGCGTTTTCCAAAAATTAGACAATATACAGTATAATAAATGTTATATGCCACAACAAGGCGATGACTCATCTATTTCTGCTTGGTGTTCTGATGGTAAAGCTATGTTTAATTTAGATTTTTCTAAATGTGATAACAGCCATACTAATAGTACATTTGACATACTATTATATATGATTAAAATTGCTTTTGGACCTACGTCTCCACATTTAGCTTGTATAACACTGGCAATTTCTTATTTAAAGGAACCTATAACAATGCGCAATAAATACAATTCAAAGGAGAAGATTAAATATGAATTTGCATTTGCTAGATTGTATTCTGGTAGCATTATAACAACTATGATTAATAACGTAGCTTGTTTTTTATTACTTATGCAATTGAAAATGCTTGTTCCAAATCCTGCACATGTTACCAAAAAACAGTTTCAGGATTTTATAGTTGAATCTGCACGTTTGATAGGTTTTACTCTTAAGTGCCAAGTAGTTAATGTTTTGGAAGAATTTCAATTTTTGAAACATTCTTGTAGTTATGTAAATAATGTATATGTCCCTTGGGTTAATTTAGGTACATATGTTAAATCTTTTGGATTGTTTAATGGTGATTTACCTGGTAAAGGTTATAACACTCGTGCGAAGGCACAAAAATACATATCCGAGATTGTCATCAGTAGGAAGAATTGGGGTTCTCACCAATTCAATAGATCATTCAATCATCTAATTATTGAAATGAAAGACAGTGTGATTGCCACTGACTGGATAAAATACGTAGATTTTGATTGGGGGATTGAAATTCCTGTTGATTCATTGCTAGCTCGGTACAAGATTACCGAGGCTGAGTATGATTTAGCATGTGCACATATTTCCCGGAGCACTGTATATAGTGTTGTATATAGCGATATTATTAATCGCATTTTTCAGATCGACTACGGTTGATTTATTTTATTTTATCTTTTTATCTGGAAGCTGAACCAGTATAAACAATATCGCTCTCGTGGAAGAGATTGTTAATATTCCCGTCTGGCCGATAGAAATTAGGGACGTTAATTGCTACGACATATTTCGATATTCGGTGG